AGATGATGTTGTTGCCGTACATTAGCGAACCAGAAACAGGTTCACGAATGCCGTCGATGTCCACAGGAGGAGCACCGACAAATGCGATGATGAAACAAATCGTTGCAGCAAGCAACGTTGGAATCATCAGAACACCAAACCAACCGACATAAAGACGGTTGTTTGTAGAAGTAACCCACTGGCAAAAAGATTCCCAGAGGTTAGTAGAATTGCGTGTAGCAATAGTAGCAGTCATTTTTCTTAAAAGGGTAAGTATGAATTCAGGGGGGACTGAACGAGTACAGTATATCCTACACCACCCTCCAGTGCAGGTATGAGAGATGCTTTACTTCTGATGATCTCGGTTACAGAAGATTAAGAAATATGTTGATTTCTTAACATCTATTTATTGTAGCACAGAACACAAATGGTGTCAATCACTTCGCAGAAGAAACGGGTGACGGGGGAAGGCAGGCAGCAAGTTCAGGGAACCTAACATCGTCAAATTTCACATTCATCTTTGCCAGTTGAGTACACATCAAAGCAGTATTAGCAGCATTCTCAAATACTGCTCGTTTGCGAATACTGGATTGAACCTCATAACAATCCTTCTGTCCACCAAGAGGAATAGAAATACCAATGCTTCCCTGAACACCGTATTGATTATTAAAGGAATCAGTCTCTAGAGTTTGAACAGCACCATTAATAGTTGGACCTTGGCAGGAAGACGAATTGATAGAAACAGAAGACTGTGAAGGTGCCACATTAATCCAATCGGGATAATAAACAGTTCCTTGATTAACTAGTGTGTTTGTAGACCCACCCAGACTATTGGTGGTAGTTTGATTTGCAGATCCACCAGTAGAAGTCGAAGTAGAAGACCCACCAGTCAAATTATTTGTATTATTGTTTCGGTTATTGTTCCGATTGGTGTTGTTGTTGGTGTTGCTATTCGTGTTAGTGTTAGTGTTAGTGTTAGTCGATTGATTTCCACCATTGTCCCGATTCCTATCACCATCAGCATACGCAGGAAGCAGAGTGCCAGCAATCATAAGAGTGGCAATGGCAGGTGCAAAGAGTTTCATCATTTAAGAAAGACTTCAAAATGTCCTACCTATGATAGCACAGTAAAACTGCCTGTCAACCCCACCAGTCAACAATAATATTCACCAATCTTATCTAAGACTTTATTGAGATACTTATCGGCAAGATACTTTGACTCCGAAGTTTTCTCCTGATAAAGTTCTGCCTTTAACCTCTCAATATACCATTTAATTTCTTCTTTGGTCAGTTGATTTCTAGGCATCATAAAAAAATCCTCTCCTGTATATAGAAGAGGATTTAAAATTATTTCGAAAATGCTGCTTTTATTATTATTATAGAGAATAATACTGCGAAATATAATTCTACAATTATCATTTGAAATATAAATGTCCCCACTCATATTTAGAATGAGAATGAGTATAAATGCTTAGTTTTGTTAGTGTTTCACCACACTCCAGGCACAATTTGCCCAGTGGTAAGATAAGTTCCGACTGCGATTACGAATCCAAGCATAGCAAGACGAGAATTGAGAAGTTCTGCCTCAGGTGTCCATCCGAATTTCATTTTAGTTCTCCTTAATAAGTTTCTGAAAGTTGATTGATTGAGTGTGCAAGAAGCACAAAGAAGGCAACACTTGTGGTTGCAAAAATTACCTCAGTCATTAGGCAAGACCAAAGAACAGATTGCCGGTGATAGCATAAGATGCAAGTCCAGTAATGATGCCCATCATTGCCCAACGACCATTAGCAAGTTCTGCTCTTTCGTTGTGAGTCATCATACCATACTTGATAGCATCTTCATCAGAGATATACATAACGGGTTCTTTAGCAAACATGTTTTGCTGCCCGTACTCGTTAGTCGTTGTCGTCATTTTTTGTTTTGTTACGAAACATTACAGAATTATATAGGAAATGTAACGATTTGTCAAGTCTCATTTGCCTTCAAATCCTGGCGGGATTCTGGCAAAATAAGGGTCATAATCAAATATAGCACTCCAATCACTGATATTTGTAGAATCGGTCTTCCAAAAATTCCAAAGACCTTCATAACTTGACTTATGAAATACATCGACATGCTCATCATGAATGGAAGATCCTAATTCAATCTTATAGAGAAACAGGGGAATTGCAAAAGTATTGCCAGAATTATAAATCAGATCATCGGCAACTGCACGTGGTTTGACTCCATTATCCAACTTATACTTATCACCACGAACGTGAAGATTGATGAGTTTCTGTGCATGATGTCGAGTAATTAAATAGCAGGCAGTTGAGAAGTCATTGACAAACCTACGATGCATTCGTACATGAACTTGAGCAGGATTGATAATTGCAAGTTGAACGACATCATAATCATAAGGAACCTTACAAAAGAAATCCTTCCAACTAAACGGCCAATTGGTTACTGTAGAGATGTCACAATCATCTTCCATAATCAGAGCACAAGGAGAGTCAGAGTTCTCCAAGAAGTGCTTCAGTGCTTTCAGATGCGATGTTACACAACCTACCTCACCAGAAGTCATCATATCAGGATAACGTCCTTTGAGAATGTCTCCTAGGTCTCTACCGTCCCTACCATCATAGGCAGAGATACGAGTATAATCTTCAATCTCCCAGTACTTAAGTTGATCTTCCATATATTCTGCCCTTTCTGGTTGTTCATCCAGATTGAGATAATAAATGGGAGGAAGTCCCTTGAGTTTATAAGTTGCTTTATTTTTATCCATTTCTATTGCTGATACTTAGAATTATCTTTTGCAAGGTGTACAATCTTTGGTTCAAAGTCACAATACCCAGCAAAGACTTCGGGATAAGCATATTCTGGTCCAAGAGTATGTACTAAATCTTTATTTTCAATAAAGTACTTGTTCATATGACTTTCATCGTGCCATATCGCAATTACATCATTTTTCAAGTCAAGATTAGTTCTTTCCATTAGAGTATCAATCATAGCACAAACTTCCGGGATTTTACCACCCCACAAACATCCCTGATAATATACAGATACATCATCAGTTTCTGTTATATGTGCTAAGGATTCCGTATTAGTCTCAAAGGAACCTGGATACTTATTATGAGGAGACATACCTAGTGCATGGCAGGGATGATGCACACCAAACAGTGGTTTATCAGTAAAAAAATCTTCTTCTAAAATCTGATCAACAACGAGAGCATCAGCATCAATGAAAACCAACCAGTCATTTTTAACAATTTCATCTCTTGCACTGTTAAGAATTTCAAACCTTTTAAGTGTAATGAACGGCCACTCAAGGTGTTCCTGCGGATAAACTTTAACATCTTCTGGGAAATCTCCTTCACCATCAGTGAACACTAAAAATATCTTCTCGGTATTAGGTAGAAAATATTCTTTAATATTCTCATAATACCTAGGAAGAAAATCAAGGTACTTACCAGTACCAACAAATGCAATGGCAACTTTCATATCATCATCCAAGTTTCAGGAATAATATCTTTAGTATCTAGGTGCTCATTATTAGACCCCCTAAACCACCCAGAAGGTGCTACAACCTGCTTACTATTTGATAACCATGCACCCCACCAGGAGAATGAAGAGTTGGCAATAATGTGCCCAGAGCATAAAGTCATCAAGCACAAATCGACATGATTTGTATTTCCTTCGGCAATCAGGAACCTATCATCAGAGAATAACTCTTGTTGATTGCACCATTCTGGATCATCAGAAAATACAAGGACTTTACTATCACCAAACTGCTTTAGTGCCTCTTCATAATAATCAAGTCCAAGTACAGTATGATTTGGATTTGTAAGATAGTCAGTTCTACGAATATGAAGTGCAATTGGAGCACTATCAAATTGAGACATCATCTCTTTACAAGGTTCTAAAATCTCATCCCTAAACTCAAAGTCTTTTAGCAACTCATCACGAATGTGCTTAAAGTATTTCTCTGTTTGAAAGTATCCCTGAATAGACACCCAATCAGGGCACTCATTAAAAAACATCTCATTAAATGAAAAGATTCCTTCAAAAACTGTTGGTCTGCCAGTATCAATAAACTGAATATTTAATTGACTAGTAGAAGCAAGTTTAAATGCACTAAGTAATTGATGGTCAGTCCATTCATTCCTATTTTGTGTGGGGGGAAAGCAATATTCAAATCCACGATGCCTTGCAATACCTTTAAGTGCTGCAAATTGGAACATTTGATTTCCCAATCTTCCTAATTGTCCCAGAGCATTAAATCCAATCATAACTTGCTAATCAATTTTTTAATATTTGGAAGGTAATAATTTTGTATGATATTAGACCATTCAAAATTTTTAGAATACTCTAAAATTTCTTCTCTATGAGAAATTGAATACTCTCTGTTTTTAATTATGATACTTTCAATATACTCAATATCATTGATTTTTTTTTCTGGAATCACATCAATAAACTCCTTATCTAAATCAAGATTTGCTGTTGCAAATTCACTGATTACAATACCAAGTCCAGCAGCAAGTGCTTCCATCAATACAAGAGAATGTGCTTCACCATCACTTAATAATACCAGATTTCCATAATTTGTCAACTCCTCATGAAGGGTATCTTTATTCCATTCTCCAAGATAATTTTTATTTGTATTAAATCTTGAATCTGCAAGATTACCAGCATACCAAAGAGAATCAATAGACTGGAATAGATGCTGACGTTTACGATAATCTACCTTAGCCAAATAGATGCTTCTATCGGGATATTTTGGTTCATCAGTCTTTTTAAATAGGGAAGAATTTACACCGTTTGGATTGATGTATAATTTTTCTTCTGGAATTTCAGCAAAAAACTTATAAACTTTTTTAATGTTCTCGGATAGACAAAGAATATTTGGTTTGTAATCCTGAAAGAGTCTAAAGATATTTACATATCCATTCAACATATCCTGCCGTTCAATATATCCAAAGTGAGAAGTTATTGCACAAGGATACTGAATATATGGATAAAGAGTAATCCAGTCATCATAGTTGATATGAACAAAATTCGGTCGGAATTGATTCACACGTTGAATAATTTCATTTGGATTTGCAATGTTTATGATTTGAACTTTATGTCCCAATTTTTCCAATGAAAGTTTATAATCCCAGATTAAACTTTCAACTGCACCCCAACCTACTGGAGGTATTTGAGTTGCTGGTCCAATAATACTAATTCTCATAATAGTGATTGAAGTTTGGGAACATATTCAAATTCTAAAATATTAGCAAGTCCAAAAGTTTTAATTCCATAATCTCTAATTTCATTCCTGTTCTTTACAGAATATTCTTTATTTTTTTCCAAAACATCTTTAACATAAGAAAGGTCTTCAATCCTATCTTCTGGAATTACATCAATAAAATCTAAACTTGCATTCAATTCCACAGATACTTGTTCAGAAACTACCACACCCAATCCACAAATAAGTGCTTCTTTAACAACCAGTGGGGTTGTATTTTCAACAGAACTCAGAAGAGTAAAGTTAGAATACTTAGTGATTTCAGTATTTAATTTTTCTCTTAGCATTTCTCCCTTGTAGTTTGTTCTATTACTAAACTTACCATACTCCATTCTACCAATAAAGTCAATATTATCAAAATCTTGAATAAGGTATTGACGTTTTCTATCACAAATTTGAGAAAAAGAAAGTGTGCGATCATATGTCGCATTCTCATCAAATTGATAAGAGTCTGGAAGAACTCCCAATCTACTTAACCAGCAATGATTTTTATCTGCACCAAATCTTACAAAAGTATCGATATCGTTTTGGGTTGAAGCAAATATATAAAAATCTTCGTTATTAACGTAACTTTGTGCTATTGGAATGTAGTTATCCCTTACCCACATGTCTGGACAATTGATATATGGATAATGACTTGAGACAATTAACTTTCCAGAAATCGTATTTAAAATCTCAGGAATAATATCATGAAAAACATCGTAATGAAGATGAACAATATCAAATTTCTCTTCTTTTAATTCTTCAATAATTTGATATCTATCTGGAGTATTGATAATTGCTCCAGTATATCCAAGTTCTCCAAGGACTGTTGCATAATCCCAAATCATCATTTCAACAGCACCCCATCCATCAGGAGGAATAGGCATAATACCAGGTCCAATAAATGCAATATTCATTCAATTATCTCAAGAAAGTTCTGTAAACATGTCCATGTGCTTACCATTATATCTTCTATATTCAACAAATAAATCTGGTTGTGTCTTCAAAAGATATCCTAGTGCAGTTTGTTCGGTATTCACAAGTCCATTATTAATCATTTTATTAATAAAAATATTATCAATTTCAAGATTTATTTTTTTAACTGCTTCAAGTTCTCCACCAAAAAAAGATCCGCAGGTAAATGCCCTGGCATCCCATAGATATTCTTCTGTTAAAGTTTCAGCCTGTACCAAATCTTGATAATAATCCATATTCATTTGGAGTAGAAACTTTTCACCCATTTGATCAAGTGCATCCAAAGATTCCTGACTTGGAAAATTATTGTTTGTATCAAATCCTTCAAAATGTCGAGAAGCACCAGCATCAATCCAAAAAAAATATTTACTATTAAATGGATTGAGTTCTATTGCTTGCTCCAACCATTTAAATTTTGAATACTGAACTACATTATACATTGGATGCTGACACTCAATTCTTTCGGGAGCACCTATTTTACTTTGATATTCATTGGAAGAAATTATTTTTTGAATTTCATTCTTTAAGTAATAATAAGGAATTTCTGAAACAGTGTGTGTGATTATTTTTGTTGGATACTCTCTTCTTTTTTTGATAAAAGCAACTAAATCATCTTCACAAAAAACAATCATAGGACTCTTAAGTTGAAGAGTTTTCTCAAACCACTTCAAATAATCATCCCAAGATCTACCATCATTACCATTCATTCTTTCTCTTTCAATATTAAAAAGAGAAGTAACTAAACAAAATTTATTTTCCATTATATTAATCAATAAATTAAAACTTAGAAATAATTGCCGATGGAAATGTGCTATCGCATTTGATTTTTTCAATCAAATCATTATCAAATTCTGATGGATCAACCCACCAATCTTCAAATGGAAATTCTTTTCCTTCATATCCAGGTTGTTCAACATAAACATTTGAACAGAGTAGAAGATATCCATGAGAATTAAGAATACTTCTCTGGGGTTCTCTATACCTGTCACCATAAAGATATCCATCGTGCTCAATCGTAATTACTTTAAATCTATACTCATCTAAAGGTAAAATTTTAAGAACATCCAAACTTAGAGTATCAACATCTAGAGAAAGATAATCTATATTTTTTGGAAATTCATACTCCTCAAATTGTTTCCTATAATCAACGTCTAAAGCATTTTCATTTAAGTGAACTCCACTTTTTCTACTAGAATAACTTTCATTATATAAACTATCAAGTTCTATACTAATTGATGTCCAATCATCGTTCTGAAAATAATAACTATTATTTGAAGTAATTGAATGATGACTACCAATATCTACACAATATCCATTCTTTTTAAAGTTTAAAATATTTGCAACAAATTGATCTTGTTTTGCGTCAGAATTAAATTGTGTCATAATGACTTCGGTTGTTTTTTCTATAATTTCTTCTAAGATATCTATAAACTTTTCATTCGTCCATAAATTGTACTTTTCTTCTAAAGGAGCAAATCCATTTTCAATAATTGATGGGAGAGAATTATGCTCCACACAAATAGATGGTTTAACATCCCAAATGTGAGAAAACATATTACTTTCACAAATTGCTAATGGTTTTTTAACAGAGAGTGCATAATCTATTGTAGAAGAAATACCATTATAATAATTATCTGGATACTTTTCATAAAAGAATATATTTAAATCATTCTTAGAAAGAAAGTTTAGCATTTCTTCATCAGTCAAAAAATCATGAGTTATATTTAATTTAATATTATCATGAGTAATCTGATTGAAACAATCTTGTTTTATTGTTTGTATTGTATCCCAATTTGGAGAATAATGAGATTCTGTTAAATGTAAATTAATTTGAACTTTTCTATCGGTTATTTGTTCATTTACAGTTTTACAAATCTGATCAATATACTTACATTTAAATCCAAATCCAAAAGTTCCTATATGTAAGGTATCATCATCACGTTCTATTTTAGGTGACTGATAATCAAATAAAGGTCTTGCTAAGGCAAAATTTCTATCATCTACATGTGGATGATATGGATTTTGGTGCAAATAGTAATCAAATCCATCGTAGTGTGAGTTATGAACGATTGTGTATTGTTTTACACCTTGATCCCTACATGTCTGAATTATTCTACCACTTAACCATGGCATAGTCCCAGCAAGATAATTGTAAATTACTGCTTTAGGTTTATGAATTTCATATAGTTTAATAAATTCCTCTTCAGAATTTATTTCATAATACATAAAATTATATTTTTTAGATTTGGATGCAATACTTCCAAATCTTTTTCCATATTGATAAACTCCACAATTTTGTGCGGAGTTATTGATTATAAAGACATTCATAACATTTTATATTTCTTTGAAAAATGGAAATTTGGTTTCAACATCACTATAGTATTTTTTATAGTGATGAACCAACTTTTTATTATTTGTTTGCCAATCAATGTCACTATTACATTCAGTAAAATCAAGATTTAAGTGTTCTTTCTCCCCTATAAGAGCAAATAGCATTGGTATGATTATATCATGAGCATAGAAAGCATACCATGATTGAGTAAATTTTTGTAGCAGATTGGGAATGGAAATAAATTTATCATAAGCTTTAAGGAAAGTTTCAACTTTAAATATTCCGGGCGTTGCCCCCCATTCATCTATAATTATAGCACCTTCTATCTCTTGTAATATTTTTTTTGTTGATAATGGAACACCCCTATTTCTTAATGAACCTAGAAGATTAATATTTGATGGTATATTTAATTGACCTCTTATTAATACATCAGGATCCATTAATAACAAATATTCACTCTGAGAATATTCTATAGTCTGGTGTATTCTACTTAGAAAAGTTAAAAAAGCATCTTGAATTTTTAGTTGAAATTCAGGAAGTAAATAAACATCAGAAATAGTATTTTGATAATAAAAACTCATCGAATCTTTATCATTTTTTATTTTTATATTACTATCGTCATTGAGTAAAAAACTATAGTCTTTATTACTTTCGTTAAAAATATAAATTTTATTTTCTGGATAAAATTTCCTCAATTCTTGGATTGCAAATGATACTGCTTCTACTTCATCAAAGCAACTCATCATAATGCCAATATTTGTTATGTTAGTTGTCATAGAATTGATAATAAAGTGTTTACTCGATTTATGTATGTGTGGTTCTCCTGAACAAACTTCATGCCATCAGATATTAATTTATAATTCGTTCTATTCTTAATACCATCATAAAATAACTCTTCGGCATTTTCATTGTAAATACAATTTCCTTCAAGTTCTTCATATAATGCCTTTGAATTTGTCAATCCTAAATGACCATAACTAATGTTTTTAAATACTCTACAAGTTAATAATTCTTGTTTCAAATGTTCTGGACCACGAATATCAATACCTAAAAGTGATTTTTGTGTATTGACAATTACATCACACATAGATACAGGATTTTGCCAAGGATCATTGTGAATAAATTTGATTTGGTTATCATTACATGCCTTTAAAAAAGGTTGCCAATTAGAGTAGTTTTCACATATTCCATGAGCAGAAATAGTCCCAAAGAAATAAATTGAATTTTCTCGTTCTAAATAAATATCTTCTTCCTCAAATTCATCAGGAAGAAGATTTGTTGCCCAAGCAATGTATACCTTATCATAATCGTCCATTTCATAATCTACATAATCATTTTTAACTTTAACCTTTTCAAGTGTTTTGGGGACAAAATAACAGGCAGGACCAATTTTAGTTGCGGTATTTTTATCTAGAGAATATTCTTGAATATGATCTTTGAAATTAATTGCAGACATCCTCACATCAATATACCTCCCAGCACCTTGATATTTAATTGGTGATGGGCAATACATTATTAAATAACAACTTGTGTCATTGATAGGAATTTTTTTATCTGCAAATCCCTCACCTACAAAAAGACAATTTGTATAATCAAAGTCTTCTGGATAATCATCATCATGAAACCAATAGACATCATATCCCATACTTTTAAATGCTCTATGATATGCTTCATGAACATATGAATGTGTATGAGAATATAATGGATGTCCCCAAATAATTACTTTGGAATATTTCATTTACAACTATCATAATGAGTATTTTCAATGAGCCATTGATAAGTTTTTTTCAACCCTTCACGAAGACTATGCTTTGGTTTCCATCCAAGTTCAGTCATTTTAGAATAATCTAGAGGACGATTGGGAGTTCCATTTGGGCGTGCTGTATCCCATTCAATGCCCCCATTATATCCCACAATGCCAGCAATTGTCTTTGCAAGATTTTCAATCGTTACGTTTTCACCAGAACCAACATTAATAAGTTCGGCATTTTCAAAATGTTCCATTGCAAATAAGCAGGCATCTGCAAGATCATCTGCATAAAGAAACTCACGCATTGGAGTTCCATCACCCCAAAAAGTTACAGATTTGCCATCCGAATTACTAAATTTTTGCATCATTGATGGAATTACGTGTCCATTTTCTGGATGAAAATTATCACCAGGACCATAAAGATTTGATGGCATAAGTGATACAGATTTAAATCCATATTGCTTACGATATGCTTGGAGCATTTTAATCCCAGAAATCTTAGCAACTGCATATGCATCATTAGTTGGTTCAAGATATCCAGTAAGAAGAGATTCTTCCTTGACAGGAAATTCAGCAAACTTAGGATAGATGCAAACAGATCCAAGAAATAAAAACTTTTCTACACCAGATCGATACGAACTATTAATCAAATTGGTTTGAATTTGTATATTCTCATAGATAAAATCTCCGGAGAATGTGTCATTTGCATAGATGCCACCAACACGGGCAGCTGCATCAAAAACATACTCTGGTTTTTCATCCTGAAAGAAATCAAGAACATCCTTTTGATTTAAAAGATCCAACTCTTGACGAGTTTTGGTAACAATATTTGTATATTCATTTTCTTTTAAATTTCTCACGATAGCAGATCCAACAAGTCCTCTGTGACCTGCAACAAATATTTTAGAGTCTTTTTTCATAATATCAAGGAATTACAATTTCGGCATTTGGGAGTGGGAACAATAATTTTTTGCCTTTGAATTTTGGACTGTTAATAAAGAAATTTTTAAAGTGCCAAGGAAGAATTACAAAGACATCATATTCTTCAATTACAGAATCTTCATTTTTAATAGGAATCCAAGTTCCAGGTGTAAATGATCCATCTTTATCAGGATTAACTTCACCAACGACTTTAATATCATCAGGAGTAACTCCCCAAGTTTGAATTGTTACATTACCCTTTGTACTGGCCCCAAGAGCAGCAATTTTTAATCCATCCTCTTTACACTCATTAATAAGTTCCCAGAACTTAATTTTACATTCTTCAATACGGAAAGAAAAATCATTCCAAGGTTCGGTAGTATTAAGTTTAAGGTCCAATTCTTCTTGAAGAAGATCGTTCAACATTTGAGTTGCTTCTTCATATTTACTATCTTTATTTGCAACTACAAGTGAAATACTTCCACCATTTACATCATTAAATTCAAAATCAATAATCTTTAATCCTGCCTGATCCATGATGTATTTCAGTTGCCTCATTCCATAGTATGATAGATGCTCATGACATACAGTATCAAAAGAATTTGCACGAAGCATCTCAGGCATATAACTCTGCTCCAAAACCCAAATACCATCTTCAGGATCTAAAATAGAATTAACCTCTTTAGCAAACTGACAAGGATCTTCCAAGTCATAGAACATTGAAAATGAAGTTACTAACTTTGCATTAGAAGTTGCAAAAAATTCTCTAAAGGTTTTTTCACTAAAAAAGTCTGCAATATAATTTACATGTTCTTTGAAGTACTTTGAAAACTTTTTAGAAGTTGGATCAATACTTACTAATTTTAATTCTGACGAAAAGAACCCAAGAAATGTGCCATCATTTCCAGCAATATCAATTACAATGTCATTTTCCTTTAGATCAAGAAAATTAGAAATTTTTTCATACTTGCCTCTAAGATGTTTTACCATACTATCATTTAATCCAGAACGATACCCATATTCTTGCCCATACATTGTAGGGAGATCGAAGGTATGTTCCAATTGAACGTGGCCACATCCACCTGTTAGTTCATCACACTTAACAAGTTTTAAGGGTCCACGATACATATCAGGATCTATAGATTTAGGAAAAATCCCAGAAAGATATTGATTGCCCAAATCTAAAACTGTGGAATAATGTTCATTTCCACAGACTCTACACTTTTCTATTTTATGAAACATACTATTGCCCATAAACACACATGTCCTCAACTAATTGTTTAAATGAAATTTTAGGTTCCCAACCTAGTTTTTCCTTTGCCTTAGAGGCATCACCTAACAAAGTCTCAACTTCAGCAGGTCTAAAATATTTAGGATCGACCCGAATGACCTCTTTTTTAGTATTCAAATCGTATCCAATCTCATTCAAACCTTCACCCATCCATACAATCTTCATACCAAAATAAGGTGCTGCTTCCTCAATAAAATCCTTTACAGAATATTGAACACCAGTAGCAATCACATAATCATCAGGTTCATCTTGCTGAAGCATTAACCACATTGCTCCCACAAAATCCTTAGCATGTCCCCAGTCCCGTCTGGCATTCAGATTGCCAAGATACAAACAATCTTGAAGTCCTACAGAAATCTTAGAAAGTGCCTGAGTAATCTTACGGGTTACAAATGTCTCACCACGACGGGGACTTTCATGATTGAAAAGAATGCCAGTGCAGGCATACATTCCATATGCCTCACGATAGTTCTTTGTAATCCAGTATCCGTAGAGTTTTGCTACACCATAAGGAGAACGAGGGTAGAAGGGAGTGGTCTCTCTCTGTGGAGTTTCCTGAACTAGTCCATAGAGTTCACTGGTAGATGCCTGATAGATGCGTACACGGTCTTCCATGCCCAAGAGACGAACTGCTTCAAGAACCCTGAGAGTTCCCATAGCATCCACATCAGCAGTGTATTCAGGCACTTCAAAGGATACTTTGACATGACTCTGAGCACCAAGATTATAAATTTCATCTGGTTGGACTTTTTGAATAACTCTTACTATATTAGTAGAGTCTGTTAAGTCTCCGTAATGTAACTTAATATTTTGATATATATGATCGATTCGATCAGTATTGATAGAGGAACTACGTCGAATAATACCATGAACTTCATAACCCTTTTCTAGGAGTAGTTCCGCAAGGTAAGATCCATCTTGACCCGTAATGCCAGTAATTAAAGCAACTTTCATATAATAACGTATCTCATACCATTATACCAAAAAAGGAGAGTTTATGCAACTCTCCTCTTAGGTCTTTCATGCACGCCACCAATTCTTTAACTGGAAATTGGAAACCAGGCGGCAGTATTCCCCACCCGCACCAATTGCTTTTGAGAAAAGCAATAAAACAATAGGGTCATATTTGACTCCACCAGTACTTTTAAAGTCTCTCCGTGACTGAAGGGGTTGCTCCCGACCAGGGCAGGTTTTAAGTCTTTCCGAGACTATTGATCCCAATCAAGAATATCATTAGTATCCATATAACAAGGAACTCTATCAGGATCTAACCATTTCGCATACTCCAAATCTTCCATTGCAGTAGTGCATTGCATAGAATTATCGAACAAATAAATGTCATTCCAGTGTTTAGTGTAATAGTTCTGTTTCTGTAGACGATAATCGGGCATACCGTTAAGTTCAATAATTCCTTTTTGAACAAAACGATAACCTTCCCGTTCAAGGAGAACTTTTGTCATCACGCAACTTCGGAAGTTTCAAGATCTTGGGCAATACACTCAAGGAGAATATCATAATTATCCAAAGGATCTTCAGAGAACATTACACCCTCATTTTGATAATATCGACGAATCTTTTTGTAGAGTTTCGGATTCTTTACATCAAGATAAAAATCACCATTAACCGCAGATTTAAGAGTTTGGAGGTCTTTCTTAAATTTAATTGTAACCGACATTGCTTTGATTTGTTTGCCTAGTAATTATAGGATGAATTGACCTTTAAGTCAAGTGTACCAGTCGTGAAACTGGCAATCCGAGATGTAGGATTCGAACCTACGACCCTCTGCTCCCAAAGCAGATGCGCTACCAAGCTGCGCTAATCCCGGTTGATGTATCTATAATACCACGACTACCTCACTCTGTCAATGACCGCCAACAGACCGTGAGCATAAAATCCCAGAAGAATCGAACCGATGGATGCTGAGATTAGTGTTGCCGTCTTGTTATGCTTATCAATTGCAGCATCAATCATTTTTTGTACTTCTTCTTCACTCATTTCTTACCACTGAGAAAGTTTTCTAATGGGTCTTTACCAGTTTTAATTATAGCACATGCTCTTTTATAAAAATGATTATCTGTATTTCCAGACTTTTCAAATGTTTCTTTAATCTTCACCCAGTTGTTTAAGGTGTGAGAATCCATTTATTTTGTATCGTAGTGTTACTAATTAGTATTATAAAGATTTTGAGATTGGAGTTTTGTATTCATTGTAACGGAAAGAACAGGAATCGAACCTGCGAAGTGTTTATACCCAGCCGCTTTCAAGGCGGTGTCCTCGACCAACCGGACTCTTTCCATAAAAGTCCTCAACGGACTTCAAAATCTAAACGTCTTACTTTACGTTGACGCCTCGATTCCTGATAAGCAAGGTCTTCTTCTGTAAGAACACCCGACTTTTCTTTGGTATGTATGGAGTTTAGCATAATAACCTTAGATAAGTCAACTGCTGAAATTTTATCTCCACGAATAGTTGCCATATTTGAGCAACCACAAGAGACTGCTTTACTATGATGCCCCTCTAGTTCCCTATTACAGGAACGGCACCTGATTCTTAAATTTTCCATTTGTCATTATAAGTTAATTTTTATTCAGTAAATGAACGTAACATCCAAACAAACTTACCGTGTGCTTCGTTTAAATCGTCAACAAGATTAACAGTTCCTCTTGACTTTTGTGCTTCTGCTTCTTCGGCAACTTCACCTAACATATCTATAATCTTTTTATGTCCCTCAAGCAAATCTTTAATCATTTCCATTTCAGAAATATTAGTTTTTGCTTCTCCAACTCCAGATACTTCTAGAACTCTAGATAAGGAACTGATAGGTTTGATTCCCAAAAATCTCATATGTTCTGAGATACGATCAACTTCTTCTTGAATTGCTTCGTATTGACCACCAAACAAATCGTGAATTTGTTTAAAGTCAGGTCCGACAATATGCCAGTGATAGACCCAGGTTTTTTGGAATAATAAAAAAAGTGATGCCTGAGTATCACTTAGAAGTTTATAAAGTTTTTCCATTACACAATACTTTTCAAGTATTTATAAATGGGAGATACAAGATTCGAACTAGTGACCGTCTGCGTGTAAAGCAGCTGCGCTACCACTGCGCCAATCTCCCAATAAAATCAATGAGATTTTAGCATATACTCTACAGTATTTGCAATATCATTCATAGCATCTCTCAAATCTGGTCTTTGTCCAGATTCTTGTTTGATGATTGGACGGGAACAATCAGTCAGTGTCCAACGCCATTGTTTCATTGAATCACAATACCAAAGTTTAATATTCATTCTTATTATACTCAAGTTTAATCCAGTTAAGAAGAGCATTTGATTCTGCTCTTTCTGCTTCGGTCATAACATCCTTAAATGAAGATGTATAATGCTCCAAAGCCTTAATTGCAAGTACTCTATCCTGCTGTGAAATGAGAGACATAGAAATCTTAACTCCAAACTATAATACACAAAAAAGGGGGTTTTGTCAACCCCCTCTATGTATCATTCCTTGATTTGGTTCACGGCAGCCTGTGCTTTTGCTTGAATTGCATCCTTGAGAGGAACATATCCAAGGTCATCGGCAAGTGCCTGTGCCTTATCACTCAAGATATAGTTAAGAGCATCTTTGATAGCATCAGTCTTAGCACCATTACCTGTCTTATAAGCAAGTAGGTAGGTCAAGGTAGCAATAGGATATGCACCCTTAGAAGCAGGATTTGGGTCTTGTCCTGCAAGATTCTTATCCAGAACAATACCATTCAGTGCCTTAGAACCAGAAGCATAACTGGGAAGAACAAACTCACCAGACTTGTTCTGAACTGCGGCAGCTTTCAGATTACCTTTGACAAAGGATTGGTTAATATATCCAATCGAACCAGGAGTTGTTGCAAGAATACCTGCAACACCATCATTACCTTTACCACCGATACCAACTTTCCAGGGAACTGATTTACCAGTTCCAAGAGTCCATTCATTAGAGAATGCCTGCATTGATTCGGTGAATGCTGCAGTGGTTCCAGAACCATCAGAACGGTATGCTGTGATGATTTTACCACCAGGGCATCCAAGTTCCTTCCAGGTGTCAATAGAACCCATAAAGACGGATACTGCTTGCTTCTGAGTCAGTTTCAGTTTGCAGGCAGGATTATTATAGGCAATTGCAATCGTTCCACCAACGGTAGGGATTTGCACCACACCACGGGAAACTTTTGCACGATCCTTATCCTTGATAGGATCATCAGTCGCACCAAGAGATACTGTTTCATCAATGAATGCTTTACGACCAGCACCAGAACCAGTTGCCTGATAGTTGACTTTAGGACCACCTGCCTTAGCAAGATTAGAGAACCAACGCATATAGATTGTTTCTGGGAATGTAGCACCTGCAATATTCAAACGAACAGGAGATGCAAATGCTGCGGTCGGTGCAAGAGCAAGACCAACAGCAAGAAAAGTTTTGAGTTTCATAAAATGTGAATAACTTCGTATGTAAGTTTAATATAATAAAACTAAGATTAGGTTAAGTTCCTTCGCACCAGGAATTGATATACTTTTCTTGTTCTTCAGTAAGAGTATCAATTGAAATACCCATTGCTGCAAGTTTAAGTTTAGCAATTTCTGCATCCTTTTCAGCAGGAACTGGATAAATTCCAGGTTCAAGTTTACCTTGATTCTGCACAAGATACTCAACTCCAAGTGCCTGATTTGCAAAACTCATATCCATAACAGCTGAAGGATGTCCTTCTGCAGCACCAAGATTTACAAGTCTTCCATCAGCAAGTACAACAATTTCTGTATCCCAAGTTTTATATTCTTTGACAAAAGGACGAACCTCATTGATTTCTGTAGAAACTTCTTCCAAAGTTTTCAAATCAATTTCATTATCAAAGTGACCCGAGTTACAAACAATTGCACCTTTCCTCATATGCTTCATATGATCATAAGTAATCACATTTTTATTACCAGTTACAGTGATAAAAATATCTCCTACCAGTGCAGCATGTACCATTGGAAGAACTCTATATCCTTCCAGTGTTGCTTCAATTGCTTTTACGGGATCAATCTCAGTGACCACCACATTTGCTCCCATCCCCTTTGCACGAAGAGCAACTCCTTTACCGCACCAACCGAACCCAACAACAACAACAGTTTTTCCAGCAAGAAGAATGTTAGTTGCACGAATAATGCCGTCAAGAGTAGATTGACCAGTGCCGTACCGATTATCAAAAAAATGTTTTGTTTGGGAGTCATTTACATTAATTGCAGGATGTTGAAGTACACCATCACTTAACATTGCACGAAGACGAACAATACCAGTAGTGGTTTCTTCAGTTGTTCCAATCAAATCTGGGATTTGTTCGGGTCGTTCTTTAATCAAAGTTGCAACTACATCAGAACCATCATCAATAATAATCTGAGGTTTGTGATTTAATGCAATTTGAATATGTCGGGTATAGGTATCATTATCTTCACCCTTAACTGCAAATACAGGAATATCCCAATCCTTTACCAGTGCGGCAGCAACATCATCTTGAGTCGATAGTGGATTACTTGCGATCAACATTGAATCTGCACCAGCAAGTTTTAATGCAATGCAAAGATGTGCGGTTTCGGTTGTAACGTGATTACAAGATACAAGACGAATACCTTTAAGTGGTTGTTCTTCTTTAAATCTTTCTTGAATTTGTTTCAGAACAGGCATTTCTCTACCTGCCCATTCAATTCTTTTTCTGCCTAGTTCGGCAAGAGAAATATCTTTAATATCGTAGTTCATAAGTATACAGAGAAAAGGAGGGGTTTTATCCCCTCCAGTAGATTGATTAATTTTATACCTTAGATATTATCAGAACTTGAAGGTAGTCTGAATTACACCACCCCAGTTAGAGGAAGCAGTCTTATCACCTTGATTGTCCGAGGCATAGAAGATAGCAGGAGTAACTGAGATATTGTCACTAACCTGATACTTGTAGAAGAACTCAAGCATTGTTGCCTTGGCAGCATTCTCAGAGTTTGAAGGTTGTCCAACAGCAATACCAGCAGCATTACCCTTAGCAAACACATCAGACCACTGAAGACCAGTGAACCAAGATTGTGAATTGGTAGCACCAGTTCTTGCACCAGCACCATTCACACCATTATACCCATAACCAAAACTGATTGAAGGAACGATACCAGAGGTCTTGGGTTGCCAGTAAGCATTGAATGCTACACTGTTGGAATCCTGACCGTTTGTAAGAGCACCAGAACCACCGCCAAGAGCATTGAAGGTACGAACTCGTGAACCTTCAGTACCATAACGGTAACCAACGGCAACACCGAACTGAGGAGCACGATAACCAACCTGAGCAAGCAAGTTCAGTTTACCAGTGGAATCAAAGGCACCGGTAGAACTATCATTACCATTTTCGGCAATATAGTTCAAGTTAGCAACCAAACCTTGTGCTCCTGGTTGAGTGTATTGAGCACCAAAACCAGCACCAGTTGCCTTGTTATAGACACCAGATGCACCACCAAGTTGGAAGAAGTCAAGAATGTCCGACTTATATGCTGAAGGAATCCAAGCAAGTTCAGTGTTACGAACCAAAGGACCAGCAGTCAGTTTTACATTCTTACCAACAGGGAAGGTGTAGTACAGACGATCCAACCAGACATTGCTAGTAGTACCAGTTCCTTGTGAAGTTTCTGCTTTGTCAAGTTTGAACAGTGACGAAGAAGAACCAAAAGGTTGACTGGAGAAGTTACCAGAACGCAGACGAGTACGGAGCAAATCCTTACCAGTGAACGATGTATCAAAGTTGATACGAAGGTCATAATTGAATGCGGTATTACCAGACTCAGTACCAGTAGTGGTCTTAAGTCCAGGAACACCACCCAGAACCATACTTGCCTCACCTTTCAGTTTGGTAGTAGTAGAGAACTGTTGTGCCTGAAGACGACCAACTTTCTTATCAAGACCATCCACACGAGCAGTCAGAACAGTCAGTTCTGTATCGAACTCGGTAAGAAGTTTGCGAAGTTCATCAGTTGTTTCAGTGACACGCTCAAGGCAGGCATTCAGAAGTGCCGCTGCCTCAAAACGAGTCATTGCTTTCCCACCTGCAAAAGTACCATTAGGGTATCCTGCAACACAACCATAACGCTCTACGAGGTTGCTGAGTGCCTGATATGCCCAATCAGTAGGTTTTACATCAGAGAATTGTGTAACACTTGTGACCTGTTCTGCCGAAGCATATTGATTAATCGAAGAAAGATTGATGTCTGCTGCTTGTGCGGCAGGTGCAATCATTCCAAGAGCAACAGGTGCAAGCATCAGTTGTTTGAAAAATTTCATAAGATTGTATTAAGATTTACAACTACGAGGATTATTTAGTAACCCCAAGAATTGGGGAAGCGAAATAGGAGATTCGAACTCCTGACGTTCTGCTTGGAAGGCAGACATTCTACCGCTGAATTAATTTCGCATATAGGCAGGTGCGGTATCTCCATTACTGGTTCCCATGCTCCTTTTACTTTACTTACCTAATGTTTGTGAGAGTGGAAGGTTTCGCATCCTTCTACTGTATCCCTTATCGGGGTGCCTTACTTTTGGCATCACTCTCGGTCGGGGGATTATTTTTATTCCCCCAAGTTTTTGTTTGAGAATGACAATTGGGACAAAGAAATCTTAGATTTTCCATCCTATTATCATTAGGAACTCCGTTTATATGATCCAATTGGAGAGAAAGTTTTTTCCCATTCCAATCAATTATATCACAATCAGAACACTTATATTCAAGAATTAATTCTTTAATAATTTTATTCCTAAGAGTTGATCTATCATAAGTAGAATTTTCACAAAATATTTCTTCATTTTTATATCTAATAGTTGATCTACTACGATTTTTAAAATTAAGTTGTATATTGTGATATTTAAGTTCTTTTTTTATAGTAGTATAAGTACCACTACTTTTATTAAGACCTAATCTCCTTATGACCTCAGCCATCGATTGAGATGCTTCAACTGCATTTAATAATTCAGTTTTAGTTCTCATTTGATTTAGCACATACACTTCCTATTTAGGGAAGTGTTCTCCTCCACACGGACTTGTGAAGTATAAGACATAACGAATATTATGTCAAGAGCCTCCGACAAGATTCGAACTTGCGACCAGCGGTTTACAAAACCGCTGCTCTACCACTGAGCTACAGAGGCAGGCTCCCCCACCTGGACTCGAACCAGGAACACTTTGATTAACAGTCAAATACTCTGCCAATTGAGCTATAGGGGATTATAAGGAGCGTCTTTCTATGCTATGGGCATAACGACTACTCCAACGTCCCAGGAGGGATTCGAACCCCCGACCCACATCTTAGAAGGATGTTGCACTAATCCGCTGTGCTACTGAGACATGAGAGTATTATATCACTCTTTAGGGCAGTCGTCAACCCATGGAGAACAAAGTCTCATTGGGGGTGCAAGTGTCTTACATTCATCAGTATAACACACTGTCTCGTCATTTACCCCGTCCACATATTTTGGTTTATATTTTTTATCTGCTTCTGCAATAATTAGGTCATATTCTGCAGTTACTTCAGCAAGTGCTCTATCAACTGCAAGTTCTACTCTTGCATCTAGTTTATCTTGATTATTTTTTAATTCGGGCAATTCATATTTTACATTTAATTGCTCAAGTAAAAGTTGATAATACTTCCAAAGTTGTTTTTCTGATATATTCAACCATCCAGATAATAAAGAGATACCTATCATCACAGCAGAAATTATAAAAAATCCTTTGATTTTTTTAGGACTTAACTGAGGAAAGGCAGTAAATTTTCCTTCCCTAATCTCGAATATTTTAAACATTTTGATTGTCCAAAAAATCTGTTAATGCCTGGTCTACAATATCTTTTGGATTAAATTTTTCGTTTTTAGTCCAAAGTTTTTTAGTATCAAAGGTTAACGAGGGAGTTATAGTTCCATTTTCTTCTGCTTTAATTCTAGCACCAAATATAGTTCCCTTTGGTTGAAGTTCTATCTCATTAGAAGAATTTAATTTAACATCACCAACATTACTTGTTAGTTTAAGATATTCTGCTTCTGCGGCAATATCAATACTATCATTTAAGCTTTGTGGATTGTTTTCAATCGGCATAAGAAAAGGGGGAAGAACTTCTCTCCCCCCTATTTATCAGACCTCTACTTGAACTAGTCGAGAAGCATAATCATGGGCATAGGATGTGCGAGCACCATGATGCCCCCAACCAATCCAACTATATGCAGTGTTCATGTAGGAGTATATGGATTTACCAGGAGTTTTCATCTTCTCCTCAATCCTCTTCCACTGAACCTCATTTGTAAGATAACGAAGTTGCGTATTAAGTGCTGATGGAGAACCACCATACCTCTTAGCAAAATCACCCAATCCATAGTAACGATTCGCAGATGTCCATTGGATTAGACCATAACCACCTGAGCAGTGATGGTACTGAATCCTGCTACCACCTTCACAAACATTAGGCACGAATGTTGATTCTTGTCTAATATTGCCCATGATAGTAGCAAGGGCGTTTCTGTCTTTAATTCCAACGTCTTGGAAATAATCGAGAGCAATTTGCTCTTGATTTGAACACCCTTTACAAATTAGCCTTTTCTCTTTTGTCTTATCGGGAGCAACCTCTTTGGTCGCTGTCGTTGTATCAAACTCCTTAATAACAGAAAATGGTGGAGGACCACTCAATAATGGAGGAAATACTACAGGCAGTGTTGCCGAACTGGTTGTAACCGATGCCAAAAGAGGCAGGGCTACTGTAAAGAAATTTTGCATTAAGTTTAATTGAACTCTACATCCCAATAGAAAGGGGGTACACCACTCCTCTCGGAGGGCACTTTCCTGGGCTCTAATATCACATCAAATTCTCATGATGTTATTCCTGTGTTAGGAATTTCTCATAATAAGTTACTATTTATTTTTTGTCAAGCATCCTCGGACACTTCTTCAACTGGTTCAGGTTCGGGAAGCACTACTCCAATTTGAGTCAAATATTCAATAACTCCCTGAACTTTGAAAAAAAGTTCTCTCTTAGAGTTCGTTTGTCCCTGAAGAGTTTCAAGTTCCTGAGAGAGTTGTTGCCGTTGATTGAGCAGATTTGTAAGATGTTCTTGTTGTTCTGTCATAAAAATAGATTTGAACTTTTGATATTATAGCATAAATAGATGGTATGTCAAATGCCTAAAAAATGGCCAAATCAGCAAATAAGGGTAAGAAGGGATCTGCTGGTGGAAAGCAATCCAAACAAAACCAAGGTAATGCGACTGCGAAGAAGGCTAAAAATGGTGGTAAGAAAAAGTAATTAATCATGGCACGCGAATGGAATACTCCGAAGCGTGAGTGTTGGAATGCTCCCATTCACAAAATACTTAATGCAATAGATAATCACACAAGGATCGGAATGGAAACGGGAGATCCATGGCATGAAGAACAAGCACAAATATTAAGAAAATATGTAAAAGATTTAAAAGTATGGATACACAGACAGGAGGAATGGGATGAATGAGTTTCCTTGGGGAGTATGTATAATACTTGGATCAGGTTTAGTTTTTACTATGTGGTGCATCTATTACATATTAAGATTAGCATATTTGGAGACTAAAGAATGAAGAAACTTATTCTTTTAGCAGTAGTGCTATTTCGATTATTGACTCATGATGGATTGTTTATGGAAAACCGAAGAGTTCAACCTAAATCTCAACCACCAGAAGTTCGATCTGCAATTCGTAGAACCTGGAGAAGAGGTAGGAAATTATTTACGATTCCATAAATCTCCTTCTACTTTTCTTCTTTTTGCTAGTCCCGATTCCACACTAGTTCCAGCATTTCTATACAGATAAAGAGTGTCAGGAACTTTACCCCACTCTTTATTTTTAAGAACTCTGGTTATGGTATTAAAATTGGGATCCCCGTAGAAATTAGCACCAAGATTATAAGCAAAAGATAAAAGTGCTCCTTGTTGATTCTCATTCATTTCATTCCAGTGTGGGATTTTTTTAAGTGTTGGTAGATACTCACGACGAAGTTGAAAATACAACAAATCATCTGCCTGTTCTTGAGTGATTGTACTACCAATCATAAACCCAGTTCCATCTTTTCTGCGAGTACTTCCCCACCCAATTGTAATAGGAAGTCCTCCAGTCAAAGGATCATAATATGCTTTCAGATGGCAACCTTCAAACTTTTTTATCAATTCAACGCCAGGAATTGGTATTCCTTCAAATGTAGGTTCTATTTTTTCATTACGATATCTTCTTGCAAATTCATCAAGAATTTCTTTATGAACTGATGCCTGAAGAAACATCCAGGCATCATTCTGTTGTGGTAAATTCTTATAATTTTTTACAGCATCAATAAATTTTATAGTCATTTAAAAATTCTTCCCCAACCAGTTCTATCTTTACCATACTCCAACCATCTCTGAGAAAGTTCAGATCTCTTATATACAGCACCCTTACCATTGGTTACATTACCAGTATATCCATCATTCAAACTACCATAAGGATCATTCACAATATAATCTTGACCCTTCTTACCAATGACTACAACCATGTGACCACCACGAGGAGCAGATATAGGACCCCTGTGAAGTATGCCAATAACAACAGGTTTCCCAGCAGATAAACTTTTATCCAAATCAGAAAACCCAAGATTTGTACGGAAATCAGACTGAACTCCATAAGAGGAGAGAACTTTAGTCTGAACTGAGTGATCTGTTGTATCACCAATTGAGAATACTTTTTGAACGTAGGCATCATCGCCCTTTGCTCCTTTTAAAGTTCCTGGTTTTAAAAACTCAAGGCACATAGCACACGATGAAGAGTTGCAAGTTCTATCAGCATCTCTATAATTGTCTGTTTGTGGAAAATATGGAACAGGCAAAACCCCTGTAGGTGCAGGAACTGGTGCCTTTTCTCTGAAAATTTTGACCCAGTTAGATTCATCATCAAGTAAATTAACTACATCCAAATCCTTTTCAAGTTCCTCTACTGCAGCAACATGTTTCGGATTATTTGGATCATAATGTAGAAAAAAGTTATGAAGATCTACTTTCATCGGATTCTCCTATGTATACTAATGAAAAGATATCATGATCAGGAATATCTGGATTCAACCATTCACTAAATTCTGATTGAATTGCATGAGCATCATCATAATTCTTTTTATCACTTAGAATGTGAATTCTATCAATTGCCCAGTCATGTGATGTCCGAAGAGTCTGTTCCAAGGTTTCCATCAAAGTAATCCTTCCTAAAGTATCTGGAGAGTATGTTACTATTGTAGTACGCAGGAACCCCAGTGTCAAGTGCTTCGGTCAGTACATTATTTAGGAAAAGTTGTCTTGTTTCTTCAAAATTACATTTACCCTTGGTCTTATGTAAGGATATTATTTTTCTTTCAAACCATTCTTTACCATATTTTACTACATCTTCTTTAAGTTCTGGACAAGAACCATAATATTTTTTCCAATCAGATTCTTGCTTAGACTTCCGTTTCTTACCAGGAGGAGTTCTGAACGACCAAAAGTACTTGCGTCCTATGTAACTTCTACCGGTGATCTTAGAGTGAATATGATATACAAATCCAAAATAATCTTCTATATGATCTGATTCAAAAATTTCCCCATTGAATCTCCATGGGTTCTCATAACTCATATAATGTAATCTTATGAGCTATTATTTATCTTCAACCCAGACAAACCTAGTCTATACAAAAAAAGAGGACTTGTCAAGCCCTCTTAGTGTACGGTTTGAAAAATAGTGTCAAACTCCAGGTAGAGTAGGAGTAACTTTTGCTCCAGAACCCCTTTTCATTTTACCAATAGATGCAGATGTGGCGTCTTGATTTTTTCTCATTTCATCAGCATCACCAAGAGTACCTGCTCTCTGATGTCCAACTGCATTAGCAGTTCTATCAGCAATACCTTCAACAATACCACCAATCATCTCAGCATCCATCTCGGTCATAAGGTATTGTGCCTCCGCAACGGTCTCTGCGTGACCCTGTGAGAGGAGATACTCAAGTACAAGGTCATAAGCATCATACTCAAATGATTGGGCAAGAGGCATTCTTGTTGGAACCATTGGTTTTGGTTTTGGAGCAGCAGCAATTGCATTAGTTGCTGAAACGGCATTGCCACCAGAAGCAGCAGCAGAGGTGCTAGGAGCAGCTGCAATTGCTTTAGATGGAGTTACGGGTTTGAATGCTGCCTTAGATGCTTCCACACTACCTTTATCAATAGT